GTGCCGAACAGCCACACCTCGCGGTGGTTGACGTTGAGCGACAGCACGTTGTCCGGATTGCCCTCGGCGCTGGCGAAGTCCAGCGGGTCAACCTGCGTGCCGTCGTTCAGCGACGTCACCCAGAATCGCTGGCTGTTGGGTTGGTTGAAGACGAAGTAGCCGTCCAGATAGCCGACCGTCACCGCGCCGGGGAAGTCTGGATCTGTGATCTGAGCAAAGACGCCCGTGCTGGTGTTGTAGATGAACGCATCGGGGTTGCACGCGACGAACAACTGCGTGCCGTTGTCCACCATGCTGACCGGCCCGCTGCCGTTGATAAACCCCAGAAACGTGCGGTCGTAGTTCGCGTTTACGCGGTACAGCCCGCCGCCAGAGGCCACGTACAGGAAGTCGCCCAGTTTCCACAGCCCTCTGATGGGGCCGTCACCTACCGTCTGCAGCAGGCGCAAGCCTGGTGCTCGCTGCAAGAACGCGGGCTCCTTGCCTGCTTCTGGCACAACTTCCGGAAACAGGTTCACCATGCGGCTGTCCGCAGCATTGACGCTGCGGGCCACATAGCTGGAGCCGAGGATCGGCGTTTTCATCAGTAGTTGCCGGCGTACACGTTGAACCGTTGGCGAGTAGCCACCAGCGAGTACGGCAGGCTCATGATGTCGTCAGGGTTGTTGATGCGCTTCAGGTTGCGCTTGGACGTCATGGCAATGCGTTGCACTTGCGGGCTGGGCTCAACGCCGAACTCGGGCGCGATCTCCATCGCCAAGTTGTAGACGAACGCCCGCAGGTAGCCTGGCGGAAACGACAGCGCCGTGGACAGCGTGGCCGGCTGCGTCAACTCATCAACCGAGATAAAGTGCCACTCCAGCAGCCGCGTGGGCACCGGGTAGATGTACATCTCAATGTTGGGGTAGGTCATGTTGACCCACAGCACCTGCGGGTACGTTGACGTAACCGTCTTGACCGCAATGCCGTTGTATTGCTGCTGGTTGATCAGCTTGATGCCGAAGCTGACGTTCGTGCTGGGGTCGCGGAAGTACGTCGCGTCGTCCAGCAGAATGGGCCTGTTACCCACAAAGTCGCCCGTAGGCCCCAGCGTACGACTGATCGTGCTGGCGGGCCAACTGAAGACTTGATCCTGCGTCGAGAACACCGACAACCGTTCGGTGTTCCACGATTCAATCATCTGGTTCAACGCCGTCAGCGAGTCCTGCATGACGGCGGCAGAAGACGTTTCGCCTTCTGCCAAGACGCCCAGCAGACGCAGGGCGCGGTTGATCTGATCACCCGCTGTGGTGGACATGCTCGGGCTCCTTGCGACGGCGGCGCCCAAGCGTGTTCACGGGCGGCGCGATGTCGGGTTCATCCTCGGTGCCGGGAGTATACCGCTCCCATCCGCTACGCTCATCGTAAGCCGCTTCCATTTCCAGCGTGGCGATCTTGGCGCCATGAATGGGGTGACGCAGATAGATGTTGGGCATAGAGAAGAAGGGGGCCGAAGCCCCCGTTTTGCTTACGAGGTCATGATGACCCAGTTGGTGCCGTCGCACACCAGCATGGCATTGGCTCCCGCCGTCCCCGCGAGGATCGCGGTGCCAGCAGTAGCCGAGCCAATCGGCAGCACGTTGGACGACGCAGACACGACGGTCTGGGCAGCAATCGTCTTGATCCACACCACGCGGCCAGTGCTGGCCGACGCAGTGGGGAACGTGACGGTGATGCTGCCCGCGCCGTTGCAGACGACGAAGTTCTCCGTGTCGCCGAGCGTGAACGAAGCCGTCTTGGTGACGGGCGCGTTCAGATCCAGTTGCGTGCCGTTCAGAGCACCCGTGACCGCGACCGAAGCGCCAGTGATGGCGCCGGTGACGGTCACGCTTTCAAACAGCGGGTCGGCGTAGGCAACGCCGATTGCTTTGGTATCAGGCATGATGCCTCCTTATCAGGCCACGCGGTACAGCGTCCAAGCACCCGCGGCGCTCTTGCGAGCAACCATGCTTGCGCCGGTCGTGACGGGGATCGTCATGGTCAGCGAACCCGAGACAGTCCAGCCGGTGCCCGCGGCGATGATCGCGGTAGCGGAAGACGTGCCGAGGTTGACCACACGGAAGGTGAACGTGGTGCCAATCCGGTCAGAATTGATCAGCACGTTTTCCAGCTCCGTGACCGTGGGCAGCGTGTAGGTCTGGGCCGCGGCGGTGACACCGTTGTTGGCCAGGATCAGACCGTTCAGCACTTGCGCCGGGGTCAGGGTTGCAGTAGCGGTAACCGCCACCGGATCTGCGGTCAGGTCAATAAACGGGTCGTTGACGTTGCCGTCACCAAGCTGGTAGCCACCAGCGCCATTAGGGAGAGCCATGATTGATTCCTTTCAGATGAAGTTCAAAAGGGGGCTGCTATACGCTTAGCAGCCCCCGTTTCGGTTTAGCCCCACAGACGGCAGGCCATCTGCGGGCGGATCACGCCGTAGCCGTACAGCACGTCAATCCGGCAGGGCATCCGGTCGTTGTTGATGTCGTACTGACGCACGACACGCAGGCTGATGCCGTTGTGGTTGGCACGGCTGGCCATGTCCACGCCTTGCGGCAGAAGCAGGTCGGCGGTGGCAAACGTGATGGCATCCTTGTGGTACACCAGGTTCTGCGCGTACTGCGTGGACGCAGCGCCGATGAACGTGACCGTTTGGCTGTTGGCCGGCAGAGAGCTGACGGTGGCCAGCGCGTGGCTGGCCGAGTACATCGGAGCAACCGTGACCGTTGCCGCGCCGCCCGATGCAGTCACGTTGGCAAGCGCAACAAACTGGAACAGCGAGCCAGTGGACTCACGGGTCTGCGGGTTCACCGCAAAGCAGCCCGCCACGGTAAACACGTCGCCAGCAAGAACGGTGTTGGTGCTACCCAAGCCGGTGAGCGAGATCGAAGTCGCGCCTTCGGTCGTCACTGCAGCCGCCGTTGTGCCGTTGGTGCGCGAGCCAGTCGTGAACTGCTTGATGGACTGGCTCATGTTGACTTCTTCGAAGCCCAGCACGCCAGTGCCCATCATGCCGTTCTTGAACTGCTTGCTGATGGTGTCGGTGGGGTTGAACAAGCCCTTCATGCCTTCCACCAGACCAGCGTTCGCGGCGGGGTTGACCGTTGCGTAGCGCGGCGACATCACCGCGGCGTTCTCGTTCAGCTTCTGCTGGGCTTGCAGCAGAACCAGCGAGGTGGCCGGCGTGGTGCCGGGCGTGCCGACAGAGTTGCCGATCTTGTTGAACGCGTTGGCCACGTCAGCGTCGATGCTGGCGGCAAGCTGGCTGATACGAGGCTTCAGCACACGATCCGCGAAATCGTCCAACTGCATCGTCAATTCGGCGGACGTGAAGTTCACGCCGATGTGCTTCTGCGAAGAGACGGTCAGGGTCGTGAACTGCTCGTTGTCGTCCTGCACTTGCAGAGCGGCACCGTCAGTCACCAGAGCGCGGTCCGGCAGGCGGATGCGCAGCGTGGAGCCGATCTTGGCCCCTTCGACAGCAAAGCTGTCGTCGTACTGGCGGTTCACGTTGCGCGTGATCACCAGGTTGTTTTCCAGGATCTCCAGGGCCTTCCTGGTGATCATGTCAATGGTCAGAATGCTATTGGCCACAGCGGGCTCCTTTCAGATTTAGCGATTTGCCTGAGCCTGCAACTTTCGCATCTGTCTTGCTCGCTCGGCTTCAATCCACTCCGACGTACTCATGTTCTTGATAGAACGCGGGTCAGTCGTGTCATACGACGGGTTATTGCCGCTGCGCGCGGTGACGGGTGTGATCGGTGCTGGTGCAGACGTTGAACGTTTGACGGGCGGATTGTCGGCCAGTTTGGCTTCGATCCTCCCAATTTCCTTGGCTTGCAGGATGGGCGGTAAGCGAGCGATACGTTCCGTTTCCTTAACGTTGGTGCCGAGGTAGTACGCTACGTCGGGGCCAACGTCAGATGCGCGGATGGTGTCAGCCATGACAGCCGTGATGGGCAGCTTGGGGTTGTAGGCGACCTGTTCAAAGTCGTCGTACTTCTCCCTGGCTTGCTCCTCGCGGTCGTGATAAGCCTCCAGCAGTTCGGCTTGCTGCTTCTGCGCCTCCCGTTGTGCCAGTCGCTGTTCAACCTTCTGATCGGCCAACGCTTCCGCGTAGGCTTCAGTCGATTCGAACTGCTCTGCAGACGGTAGTTGCTTGGGCTGCTCGGCCACGGGCGGCTGTGCCCGTTGACGCTCCCACTTACGCTGCTCTCTATCAAGCCGTTTCCTGACAATGGCGTCCAACTCCTCTTGAGTAAACGTCTTTGCCTGTTGTTCGACTTCCGGCTCAGTGCCCTGTTGTTCGACAGGACTCGCTTCCGTAACTGCCGTGGGTTCCGGTGCGGTTTCTGCGGCGTCGATCTCCGCTGCGACTTCTTGGCTCATGTGCGGGCCTTGATACACCTGGTCAACGGGCCAGTACGTTTTGACTATAGCCTGTTACGCCGTGCGTTTCCACATGCAGGCTAAAAATAGTTGCTTTCAGTACATCTGGTCAATCCATGCCGGGCTGTCTCAGTCGTCTAGGTGCTAAGTTTCAGCAAACACGTTGGTAAAGACTGTTCCGTCCTCCAGCGCCTCGATCTCATGCCATTCGTTCGCCCGCAAATTGACGGGTTGCGTGTCTTTGGTCATCACCAATTCCCGGCCTTCTTTTCGCACGATACAGCTTCCCGCGTGGCACATAGTCAAGTGCGCGTACATGTGCTCATGGCGTGGCAACCCCTCACCCACGTTGGCATGGTAGACGTTCAACGTGGTCCCGTTCTGCGTAACGGAAAATTGAGGGGCTAAAGGCGTCACAGTTCTTGCGCCCCGGTTACTGTAGGCTGTACCGGAACTGGCGGCATAGGCTCGTTGGTAACGAGATACGTCCCGTCCCAATTAAAACCGATACTACCTACACCGATGACTTCAAGATTCCATTGTTTTGCAGCACTATCCCACACCCAGTCTTTTGCTGGAGTAGTAGCCTGAATCAACATTAAGTACCCAGACGGGGGTTGCCATGTGTTTGGATTGCCGTCCCATAGGCAAACATTGTCGCAAACAGAAGTGGTTTCATTAACGATGCAATAATTTTGAGTAACCATGTTTATCACCACTCAAAAATAACAACGCCTGCAGCACCCGCGCCGCCGTTTCCATTTACAGTGCCAGAACGCCCCGGCGCGCCGCCACCATATACATTGGCCGTTCCAGTAGTATTGGTATAAGAGGTTTGCGGGTTGCTAAAAATAGAACACCCACTTACACCACTTCCAAAACTATCGCCGCCATTAATATTTATATCGCCACCACTTGCAGAGCCTCCTCTTGTTGGCCCTGCGGAATAAACACCGCCATTGCCGCCATTTCCAGTAATTGTGCTGATTGCTTGTGTGCCAGAGGCTACAGTTGAATTTCCACCAGCAGACCCGCTTGTATTGTTAGTGGCACTTCCTGCCCCACCGGCTCCAACTGTCACTGATAACGTATTTCCGGGGGTTAAACTTGTCAAAAATTTAACAGCAGTTCCTGCGCCAGCGCCTGCAATACCGCCGACTTCTACGCTGCAAACATTCTGAAATCCGGAACCGCCACCACCACCGCCGACAACAGTGACTTTTAATCTTGTAATTCCTGTTGGAATCGTAAAAGTTCCATTTGAAGTAAATACTTGAGCATTAGCACCCAAAGCAGAAGCAGGCAAAGCTGTTGACGCCCAAGTCGTGCCGTTGGAAGTCAGCACGTTTCCACTGGTGCTGGGCGCAATTGTTTGAACAGCAGATGCGCCATTACCGAGCAAAACATTGTTTGAGGCAAGAGTTGCAGCGCCCGTGCCGCCGTTTGCTACAGGAAGCGTACCCGTGACGTTGGTTGTCAGTGAGCAATAAGTTGTAGACGTACTGCCCGTACCCCCCGAAGCTATAGGCAACGCCGAGCCCAGCGACAGCGATCCCAGCGACAGCGTGGTGCCGTCAAAAGTCAGCGCGGCGGATGTGGATAGCACACGGTTGCTGTCAAAGTACGGCACACCGTTGATCACTGCGCCAGAGTACGGCGCCACTTGGTACTGGCCAACGGAGATCTTCTTTGACCCGGCCAACCCAGCAGACGAGTCAACGATATACAGCAGATCCGCCGCGTCAACGTCAGCGCCGTTCAGTGACGGGAGGTCGGAAACTTTTTGGTCAGCCATGATGTCCTTAGATCGTCACGTTGCCCGTGATGGTCACGTTGCCCGGTATCGTACCGTTCGGCGACGGCGGTGGGGGTGGTGGTGGTGTTGGTGCCGGCGGATCAGTAGGGATGGGGTAGTCAACCCACTTCTCCTCGCTCTGGCTCCACTTCCACACATAGCCCTCGACCGGCGCAGGCTCCACAGGCCGCACCACCCACCCAGGCGGGCACCACCAGACTGTTTCCTCGCCGGGTCCAGGCACAGGAGGCTCAGGCACCTCTACCCAGCCGGGTGTGCCGTCAGTGTGATCTTTGGGGATCGACCCGTCTTTGCTGTAGAGCGTCATGTGTCAATCGACTTTTGTGTTGTCATGGCCTATGAAAAGCACAAATTGGCAGGATTTGATACCCACACTATGCCCGCGATCAGCGGTGCGACTACTTGCGCCACAACGTGTGCTTTTCATAGGTCATAGCGTCGGGAATGCTGCGGTGGGTGCGGTGAAGTTAGCCGTGTAGCGGGCAACGCCGTTCGTGATGCGGAGGTCTTGAACATACCCCAAGTACAAAAGGTCGGTCAAAATTCTACTAGCGCCAACATACAGCGGATTTGTTTGGTTGAAGTTTGTAGCAACAGTATCAACGCCCGTGTTAGTGCCGTCGACGTATATTTTTGTTTGATTTGTACCTGTACCTTCTCGGACCACTGCCACATGCGTCCAAACACTTGGAGTGATAGTGGCAGAAGTAATAGTGAGGTTACCAAACACAAACTGTATTTCCTCTGCGTATGACACTTGTACTTGCCAACCAGTGCTAGTAGTCCCTTTACTTACTACAGCTTGAGTGCTCCCACCAGACGATGTGAAGTACAGCCAAAACTCAATAGTGAATGGCGCGGTACCAAACCGCAATTCTGGCTTGTCAATGACGGTCAGGTAATCTCCCGTGCCGTCAAACGCCATGCTGGTCGGAGACCACTTTGCCTGCGTGGTGCTGACCTGAGCATTGCCCACGGTCTGACCATTGTTGATCGT